AGGAATGGATGATTACTTTGATCGGTTTTTTAATTCAGACTTTCCACAATCAAATTATCCACCATACAATTTAATACAATTAAATAATCATGAGTCGAAACTCGAAATCGCCTTGGCGGGGTTCAAGAAAGATGAGTTACAAGTCTTCACGGAGTTTGGAAAACTATATGTCAAAGGCAAGAAAGAAGAATCAGAAAATGTTGGAGAATTTGTCCATAAAGGATTGGCCCAACGTTCCTTTGAACGAGTTTGGACGGTCTCCGACGATACGAAGGTTGGATCCGTCGAGTTTGAAGATGGATTATTAACAGTGGAACTAAATAAAATTGTTCCCGATCATCATGAACGTAAAGAGTATCTTTAATTATGGCACTATCTCAAACCACACTAGACCATCTACTTGAAGCAGAGTCTCACTTGAGAGCAGCAGTTAGATCTGCCTCTACAAATGAAAAACCTTTAGTCATTACTCAACTATCTCAATTATTGCTGGATGTTGAAAGGGTTAAAGAGTTTGAAAAACTGCAAGATATTGTAGATGCTGAATTAAAGAAAAGAGAGTCTTGACAGACTCTCTTTTTTTCGTTATAATAAAAATTAAGTAAAGAAGAACTATGGCTGTAAAAGTAGTAATGCTAAACACTCGTGAAGATGTTATCACGGATGTATTAGAGTTGGCTGTCCCTGAAGGTGATGATCAAAAAGTAATTGGATATAGGTTGCAAAAACCTTGCCAAATATGGATGCACTATGAAAATGTTGCAACCACACCAGGTACTGATAGTCAATTGGGTCATCTTAAATTAAAACCTTTTACGTCACTATCTGCAGATGAAAGTATAGATATAAAAGTAGACGATGTTCTAGCTATTGTGGAACCTATACCACAAGCAAAGAACCTTTATGAAAAGTATGTCATAGGAAATCAAACACCAACTAACGAAACAGATGATCAAACTAATAGTACTGATGAATCAACAGATTCTGATTAGTCAAATTGACGAAGTAGGTGTTGAGATTGGTGAACCTGATTGCAAGCTAACTGAACCATTTACTGTCACAATAGCACCTGCAATTGAATTGCAAGAGTTGCATCCTTGGTTGATAGAGGTCACTAATGATAATTCATTTATGATCTCTTCTGATAAGATATTGACAATAACAGAACCCAAACCCACTCTACTTGAAAAATATCAAAACTTGATTAAATGAATAATCAGATTGAAATCATTGACGACTTTTTACCCCATAAGGAGTTTTGTCAACTTTTTGATGTGATTATGGATGAGTTTGAGTGGGGATGGTGTGACGGTATTGCTAACGAAAATGATGGTCATTTCCAACTTGTGCATTTGATGTATGTTAATAATGTTCCAATAAGTAAGTTTTTTCGGGTATTGTCTCCCATTTATGATAGGGAACAAATTGCTTCTACATTCAGAATCAAAGCTAATCTAACACCTAGAACTGAAAAACTCAAAGTATTTACTGATGCTTTTCATGAGGATATGGGTGATCATGCATCTAAGTGTACTACTGGGATTTATTATGTCAATACTAACAATGGGTATACATTGTTTGAAAAGTGTGGTACAAAGGTAGAGAGCGTTGCTAATAGGTTTGTTAGATTTCCTGGCAATCTAAGACATACAGGTACAACTTGTACTGATGAAAACAGGAGAGTTGTAATCAACTTCAACTATATTAATTAAATGAAATTCTACACTAACGTGCAGATGATCGGGAATAAATTCCTGGTTCGTGGTTATGAAAATGGTAAGCATGTGATGTATAAAGATGAGTATCGACCTACTCTCTTTATACCATCCAACAAAGAATCTAAGTACAAGACACTTGAGGGGGAGAATGTTGCTCCTATTCAACCTGGTTTTGTGCGTGATTGTCGTGAGTTCTATAAGAAGTACGATGATGTAGAAAATTTTAAGATCTATGGTAATGATAGGTATGTGTCGCAATACATATCTGACAAGTATCCAGAAGATGAAATTAAGTTTGATACAAGCAAGATAAAGATAACTACAATTGATATTGAGACTGCTTCGGAGAATGGATTCCCTGATGTAGAATCTGCTGAAGAAGAGATATTAGCTATTAGTATTCAAGACTACAATACAAAACAGATAGTTACTTGGGGTCTTCATCCCTTTGAGGTAAAGCAAAAGAATGTCACTTACATTGAATGTGTCAATGAGTGGACTCTACTTCAAAAGTTTATTGACTATTGGGATTATAACACCCCTCCAGAAATTATAACTGGATGGAACATACAGTTCTATGACGTACCTTACATTTGTAAGAGACTGAGAAGAGTTCTTGGTGAGAAGCAAATGAAAAGGTTTTCACCTTGGGGGTTGAATACTGAGAATGAAATTTATATTAAAGGTCGTCAGCAAACTTATTTTGATGTGGGTGGTGTAGCTCAATTAGATTACCTAGATTTATACAAGAAGTTTACTTATAAGGCACAGGAATCATATCGTTTGGATTATATTGCACAGGTAGAGTTGGGTCAAAAGAAGTTAGACCACTCGGAGTTTGATACGTTTAAAGAATTCTATACACAGAACTGGCAGAAGTACATAGAATACAATATAATTGATGTGGAGCTTGTTGACCGATTGGAAGACAAGATGAAACTGATTGAACTTGCTGTTACTATGGCATATGATGCTAAAGTAAACTATGCAGATGTATTCTTTCAGGTGCGGATGTGGGATACCATCATCTATAACTATCTGAAGAAAAGGAACATTGTAATTCCTCCTAAAGAAAGATCCAAAAAAGACGAAAAATACGCAGGTGCTTATGTCAAGGAACCGAAACCAGGAAAGTATGATTGGGTGGTCAGTTTTGACCTTAACAGTCTGTATCCTCATCTTATTATGCAGTACAATATTTCCCCAGAGACCATCAGGGAGACTAGACATCCCAGTGCGAGCGTTGAAAGGATCTTAAATGAACAGATAACAGACTTCAATCCAGAATATGCTACTTGTGCTAATGGAGCACAGTATCGAAAGGATGTTCGTGGATTTTTACCAGAGTTGATGGATAAGATGTATGGTGATAGAGTAGTATTTAAAAGGAGGATGTTAGATGCCAAACAAGCTTTTGAGAAGACTCCATCTGTTTCTCTTAGTAAAGAAATTTCCAGATGCAACAATATCCAAATGGCGAAGAAGATATCTCTTAACAGTGCTTATGGTGCTATTGGCAATCAGTATTTTCGATACTACAAACTGGCTAATGCTGAAGCCATTACCCTGAGTGGACAAGTATCCATTCGGTGGATAGAGAACAAGATGAACGAAAAGATCAATAAGATCTTAAAAACAGAGGATATTGATTATGTTATTGCTTCGGATACTGATTCCATTTACTTGCATCTTGGTCCTTTGGTTGACCGTGTATACGAGGGAAGAGAGAAAACTAATGAGAGCGTTGTCTCGTTCCTTAATAAGGTGTGTGAAACTGAATTTGAACCTTTTATTGAGGGTTCTTACCAAGCGTTGGCCGAGTACGTAAACGCATATGATCAGAAGATGTTTATGAAGAGGGAGAATATTGCTGATCGTGGTATTTGGACTGCTAAGAAGAGATACATTCTAAACGTATGGGACAGTGAAGGTGTTAGATATAGTGAACCCAAACTTAAGATGATGGGTATTGAGGCAGTTAAGTCCTCTACACCAGCACCATGTCGTAGTATGATTAAGGATGCTCTAAAGTTAATGATGAATGGAACAGAAGAAGAAGTTCAGAAGTTTATTGAAAACTGTAGGACTAAATTTAAAACTATGCCTCCTGAAGAGATTTCTTTTCCAAGATCAATCTCTGATGTAAGTAAGTATAAGTATGGTGAAGATCAGTATGTTGAACTTGGTGGTAATAAAAGAAGAAAGGTTGGAGTTCCTATTCATGTAAGAGGAGCACTTTTATTCAACCATCTTGTAAAGGAACAGAAATTAGCTAATAAATATTCACCCATTCAAAATGGTGAGAAGATTAAATTCTGCTATCTTAAAACTCCTAACCCACATCAACAGAATATCATTTCTTTCATTCAAGACTTTCCAAAAGAGTTTGGCCTTGACAAGTACATAGATCATGACCTACAATTTGAGAAGTCATTCTTAGAACCACTCAAGATTATTCTTAATTCTATTGGGTGGAAGACAGAAAAAACAGTAACACTCGAATCATTCTTCTCATAATGTTCTTTGAAAAAGTAAGTCTTGTCACAGGTGGTTTCGATCCCATACATAGTGGGCATCTAAGGTACTTTGAAAGGGCAAAAGATTATTCTGATTACCTAGTAGTAGGATTAAATGGTGATCCTTGGTTGAAGAGAAAGAAAGGACAATACTTTCAATGCTGGACTGAAAGAGCAGATATTATCAGGCATCTTAATATGGTTGATGCAGTCATATCATGGGATGACTCGGATAATTCTGCATGTGGAGCTATTGCAAAGTGTTTAGATATTTCTCAGAAGGTTGTTTTTTGTAATGGTGGTGATAGAATAAAAACTAATATTCCAGAGATACAAGGATATGGTGATGATCCAAGAGTAGAGTTTAAATTTGCTATTGGTGGGGAGGATAAGATGAATAGTAGTTCATGGATTCTGCACAATTACTTTAACAGACAACGTAAGATAGTGGGGATCTAATGAGTGGTGATTTATGTGAATTTTTGGGTATAGAACCTCCTAAGAATCTTAGAAAGTGTATAAAATGTGGAGAAGAAAAAACTCTGGACAATTTTGGTTTTAGATCATATGGGAAAGATGGTCAAAAAAGAGAGCAACGTAATGACTGCAATCAATGTAGAAAAATACAACAACGCAAATTAAAAATAATTAAAAAGTATAATCCTCCACCAGACTTTGATACATACAGGTGTCCACATTGCGGAAGAACACAAGCGCAAATTTTTGAAACTGGATCTTGGTTAAACGCAAAAAAGAAAACTTGTTTTGTTCCAGACCACAACCATAAAACAGGAAAATTTAGAGGATATATATGTGATGATTGTAATACGATTATTGCAAGAGCAAGAGAAGATAATGATCCATTAGCATCTGTTAATACTCTAAGAAACATTGCTAATATGATTGAACAAAATGAAAGTAAACTATTAGGTATCTGAAATGGATTTTTTAAAGGACATCGTAAAGGAGATAGGAAATGAGTACACACAACTCGCATCCGATATTGACGAAACTGAAAACTATGTGGATACAGGTTCGTACATTTTTAACGGACTCGTTTCAGGTTCTATATTTGGTGGTGTATCTGGGAACAAGATTACTGCTATTGCTGGTGAGTCTAGCACTGGAAAAACTTTTTTCAGTCTCGCTGTCGTTAAAAACTTCCTTGATAGTAATCCTGATGGTTACTGCTTATATTTTGACACTGAAGCCGCTGTTAACAAGTCTCTTTTGGCAGATAGGGGAATTGACTTAAACAGATTAGTTGTAGTCAATGTAGTTACTATAGAAGAGTTTAGAGCTAAGGCACTTAAGGCAGTTGATAAATATATGAAAATGCCCATAGAAGATCGCAAACCTTGTATGTTTGTGTTAGATTCTTTGGGAATGCTTTCCACAGAGAAAGAGATTACTGATGCCTTGAACGATAAACAAGTTCGAGACATGACCAAATCACAATTGGTCAAAGGCGCATTTAGAATGCTCACCTTAAAGTTGGGTCAAGCAAACATTCCACTCATAGTAACAAACCACACCTACGATGTCATTGGATCTTATGTCCCTACTAAAGAAATGGGAGGAGGCTCTGGTCTCAAATACGCCGCGTCTACGATCATTTATCTTTCAAAGAAAAAAGAAAAGGATAAGACGGAAGTTGTTGGTAACCTTATTAAAGCTAAGACGGCAAAAAGTCGCTTAAGTAAGGAGAACAAGCAAGTTGAAATACGTTTATTTTATGATCATCGTGGCCTTGACCGTCACTATGGTCTACTGGAACTGGGTGAGATTGGGGGATTATGGAAAAATGTCGCAGGAAGATATGAGATCGGAGGCAAAAAGTTATACGCAAAACAGATCCTTTCTGAACCAGACACCTACTTTACTGAAGATGTAATGCAAGCCC